AGCGACAAATGAGTTTATCTGGCAAGTCGGTTGCAAGTATGGTTTCGTCACGGAAATCATTAAGGCTCAACTGATTGCGATAACCAACGCGCAATGGGAAATCGTCGTTGGCGCGGGTGGCAAAGCTGTCGTAAGTGGTTCAATGACAGGGGAATCGGTAACATTCGCCATTCCGCAAGGCTACAATCCGGCTACCCTGTCGAATCTTTGCCTTGCCTGTTACCGTGAAATCACGGCCATGACTGATGCCGAGGTCGAAGCCTACGCACTCAGGGAAAACATCTCAGGAATCCGCCCAAACTTCGGAACATTGGAGGTCTAAACCTATGCCCATTAACATTTTCCAACGCATCGGCGTCAATTTTACAGCTGCAAAGAATGCCGCTTACACCTGGTTTTCTGGTGGGTCAACTACGTTTTCAGACGGCGCGCAAACCAACCGGAGCCGGAATAAGTCAAACTCTGTCCGACCTGCCTCTATCATGGAGGAGTTGCCGAGCTTTTCCCGCCGTCAACTGGTCCAGTTCTCGCGGTATCTGGACATCAATCAATCTTATGTTTCGGGGATGTATTCCGACATCGTTAACTACGTGATACGCAACGGGTTTACGCCGGAGTTTTTCGGCGGTGATGCGGCTTGGCAGGCTGACACTAAGCGGCTGTTTTTGGAGTGGGCAAAGAACCCCACGTCAGGCGGACGCAACGACCTGACCGCCGAGCTAAAAGTCATCGTTCGGGCTTGGCTACGGGACGGAGAGGTTTTCCCATGCTTCACCTTCCGACCTGACGGCACGCCTTGCATTCAAACGCTTGAGACTCATGTGTTTAGCGATTATGTCATCGGCTATTCTATGCCGACCGATGGCTATCTTGACGGCATCAAATACAACGACACCGGAGAGGCGACCGCATACCGCACATTTGCGGGCGAACCTGTCTTAGCTTCATCTGTCGTTCACGTTGGCGAGCCGACCCGCGCCAATCAGTTGCGGTTCTTTCCGCCGATCACCCCGGCTATTAACAACTGCTTTGACGCCAAGGAGTTAGACCAACTCGCAAAGCAAGGCTTCAAACTACAATTGGCTATCCCGATACTGGTTCAACGAGCTGCGTCGGGTGGCAATTCAGCCAAGGAACGCACATTAGGCCCTCAGTCCGCGCCAACCACGGCGGACACGTCTTCCCAAGAGTTCCAAGACGTTACCGGCGCGGTCCTTCTCGACCTGCCGATGGGGTCCAAGGTTGACCTCCATAGGCCGGAATACCCAGGGCCGCTCTACACGGTATTTAAGGAATCGCTGATGCGTGATGCTTGTGTCGCCGTCTCGTGGTCTTATGATTTCCTTGTAACCACCAACTTGGGCGGCACACCGCAACGGGCCGCGATTGAGAAGACCAAGGCCCGCGCCGAGGTGATTCAAGACACCATCGCTTGGCCTGTCTACCGCCGCGCAATGCTTCACTGGCTGTCTTGGGCTATTGAGACGAGGCTGGTTCCCGCCGTGGATAACTGGTGGTCGGTTGGCTACCGCAAGCCGCGTGATATGTCTATTGACCTTGGCCGAGATACCCGCGCCATCCTAGATGAAGTCGGACGGCTTCTGATGTCACCCGACGAATACTTTGCCCTATACTCTCAGACACCTGCCGAAGAGTTCGCCAAAGGAGCAGCCGCGTTGCAAATCACGCCAGACGAATATCGTAAGTTGTTTATCCTCAAGAACTACGGACCAGAAGCCGCCTCCATGCTTGGCCTTAATGCAAATAATTTGCAAAAAGGCGTTGACATTAATGCAAAACTTTTGCAATAAGATGACCATGCGAGACAGTTTCCGCGCCAATTTCACAACCGCCCCTTTTGACGGCGTGGCTCCGGCGTCTATCTTGTTCTTTCCCGCTGGGAAGTCTGAAATCCAAGCCAGAAAGGGCGGGAAACCTTCTCTTGTAACAGTGGACATCAATCAAGACGTTGTTACCACGTTGCAGGCCGATTTAGACGCCGCCTTGACCGCCGCTGAATCCGGCACCGCTTCCCGTCCGTTCGTTGACTTCCAGCATGAAGGCGGACGGGCTGCCGCTTTGCCGAAATCCTTCCGATGGGAGGAAGGAAAGGGCGTGATGCTTGACCTTGAATGGACCGCATCAGGAAAGGCCGCAGTTGAGGGCAAAGACTTCTCTTACTTCTCACCTGAATGGATGATGAAAGATGGCCAGATCACTGGCCTTAACCTCCCTGGCTCTGTTGGCGGACTCGTAAACACTCCCGCCTTTCAAAACATTGGCAAGATTGCCGCTTCTTTCACTACTATGGACTCTTACCTTTCAAACGAAATCATGGCTGTTCTCCTTGAACTCGGCCTCATCACTCAAACCGAAGTCGAACAGAAAGCCGCTGATGCCGCTATCAAGCGAGTTCGTGACATGGTTGAAGAAAACAAAATAGCTGCCGCTCTGAAAACTGAGACCGAGAGCATCAAAGCCGCACACGTCAAAGACTCTTCTGACCTCATCACCGCCAGAGCCTCGATTACTTCGCTAACGAAAGAAATTGAAAGCGTCAAGGCCGCTCACACAGCTGAACTCCAATCCGTCAAGGACAGCCTGCCGCTTGAAGTCGCCAAGGTAGTCAAGGCCGCTGGCCTTCCCGCTCCGCTGCCATGCTCGACAGTTAATCAAAGCGCCGAGTTTTCCAGCAATGTAACGAAAGCCGAATTCGCCCGAATGACGCCAGCTGAAAAAATGGCTTTTTCATCCAAAGGCGGAAAAATCACTTAACTCCAACCAACTCAACCAACTCAACTAACTCAACTTAATTATGCCAAACACATTCACAAACCTCGTTACCGATTCTTACGCTGCGCTGGCTGTTGTCAGTCGCGAAATCGTCGGTCTTATCCCATCTGTCAATCGTGATAGCACCGCTGATCGTCTTGCTCAGGGTCAAACGCTTAGGTCCCCGATTGCTCCAGTCAACACAGCTGGACGCAATGCGACACCTGCCATGTCCATCCCTCCTGCTTCGGATCAGACTATTGGCAACAGGTCTTTGACCATCACAAAGTCCAGAGCGTTTCCGTTTTCATGGACAGGTGCTGAAGTTCAAGCACTTGGGCCGAATATTCTGAACATCAAACAGCAACAAATCGCACAAGCATTGCGCGCCGCTGTTTCTGAGGTGTCCACCGATGTTTACGCCGCTCTACGTGTTGGCGCTTCCCGCGCTTTTGGCACTGCCGCAACCACTCCATTTGCCAGTGACCTTTCTGCATCTGCTGAAATCGCCAAGATTCTTACTGACAACGGAGCCCCAAAGGGCGACCGCCATCTTGTTCTCGGAACTACAGCCGGCGCCAAACTTCGCACTCTTCTTAACAATCCGCTAAATGCAAACAACTCACTGAACGGCGATCTTAGCCGTCAAGGAATCTTGTTAGATAGCAACGGCTTCTCTATCCGTGAAGATGCTTGGATTGGCAACGTAACTAAGGGCACTGGAACCGGCTATCTGGTAAACAACGGTGCAGGATACGGGATCGGAGATACTGCCATCACTTTAGACACCGGTTCAGGCACAATTATTGCTGGCGATGTCATCACATTTGCTGGTGACACCAATAAATACGTAGTGGCCACCGCACTTACGTCCAACGTTGTGACCCTTGCAGAACCTGGACTTCGCGCCACTTTGGCTGATAACGTGGCGCTTACCGTTGGCAATAACTTCGTCGCAAACCTTGCATTCTCCCGTGACTTTGCAACTTTGGCGACCAGACTCCCTGAAGTTCCAGACGAAGGCGATCTTGCCTTGTTCCGTGAAACGATTACTGATCCTGTTTCTGGACTGAGCTTTGAATTGGTTGTCTGGCCTGGTCAGCGCATGATAACTTACGAGGTCGCCTTGAACTGGGGCGTTTCCGTCATGAATCCACGTCATGGCGCAATACTTTTGGGCTGATAGTTTGATACCGAATCAATTTTGACGATAAAAAATTTATTTAAACGTCGAACCAAGCAACCCGCTATCCTTGACCGGACGCGGGTTTTTTGGGCAAAAAATGGGATTCGCCGCGCAAATGGTCGGAGGATTAAGGGAACTCCATCAAGGGTTTGCACGGGAAGGTTTTGCCGTCATCCTTGGCCGCAATCTAAAGGTTGTAATTCCCGAAATCACACGCCGCAAAAAGCGGGAGCAATCTGACTTCATCGGCATTTACGACCTGACTGTCCGCGTTGATCTTTCAGACTTTACCGGACTCGACCCAGAGAACGCTCTGGAATCTGAGATTTCCTTCAACGGAAAGCGGTTCCGAATCAAAGAATACCGCATCAACGAGGCTCGGATTTACTTCGGGGCCGAATCACTTAACTCTTAAATTTCATGGCAACGATTACAATCACGCCCGCAAACTTCATCCCATCGTCTTCCGCTGTTTACCTTGGAACCGTCTGCATTGCTGGCGAAACCATAGCTGCAGGAAATACTGTCTACATTCACACGGACGGCAAATTCTATCGCGCTGCCGCTGCCACTCTTGCCTCTTCAACAGCGGTCGGAATCGCTGCCAACGGAGGAGCTGCAAACCAACGCATCAACGTGGTTTCCAGCGACACCGCCGCCGCTTGTGGATCGGTCTTCACTGCCGCTGGCCGCGTGCTCGTTCTCTCTGAGGACTACGGCCAACTAGGAGACGTTGCGGACCTTGGGACTGGCGATTATGCCACCGTGGCAGGCGTTTCCGTTTCAGCTTCAACCTTGCAATTTGACTTTTCCAAACGTCTCCCAGGCGTTGTGTAACCATAAGCAAATGCTTTCAGTTTCAATAAAAACGGCAGGCTTCCAGACGCTTCTTTCAGAGGTGTCGAAGCTGTCCCGCGTTGAGTTGAAAAAGGTCGTTGCAGACTCAGGCGGACGGGTTGGCGTTGACCTTGCCAAACGGACGTTTCCGAAGACCGAAGAACAAGGTCGCGGAAAGATCAGACGCCAACTCACCGGCATTTTTCCCCCTGCCGTTCCGCTGAAAAAGCAAATCACAGCCAAGTCTGAACAAGCATCAATAGCCTTCTCTAAGCTCTTAGATAAAAGGAATTTCATCGAGGCTCAAGCCATTGCCATCAGCGTTGGATTGCCTTGGATACTTCAGCCCAAGCCA